ATATATATATATAATAGATATATATATATATAATAGATATATATATATCTATTCTAACGCATTGATGGCAATACCAATTATATACAGTTATCTTTTTTATATTTGCATTTTATAATATCATTAGAGATATGGAAAATAATGATTGATTGATGATATTATTGTGATGCTTTGCAACTATCATAATTAAGAATTAGTAAATTGTTCACTAATTCTTATAACAATAAAATTTTTGTAAAGAACTATTAGAGCAAAAAAGTTTTTGTAAATAATTAGGTAAAAATTCAGGTAATGAAGTTAATTTGTTCCAAATCTTACGCAAAGAAATAGGTAGTTTTTTTGGTAATGAAGTCAATTGATTATAAGAACAATCAAATGTTTCTAAAGAACTGGGTAAAGTTCCATTCCAAATGTATGTCCTTTTTGTTTCAGAATAATTAAGTTCTCTAAGGAAATAGGTAAAGTTTCAGGTAACGAATTCACTGATTGTTAGAATAATTTTTACATATGAAAATTATATCAAAAATATGAAAGTTAGTAAGATCCAAAAAACGATTTTTTGGATCTATTTTCAAACAGTATCTAAACGATGGATCGTGAACTTTTTGAGATACTCAATAATCTTCACTCAACAGAAGGAAGAAGGAATTATCCTCTTATTTCACAATATGGACCAAAACGAGATTGGAAAATTAAAGAGGATAAACTTTCTGAGTTTTGGAGAGGTTATTGTAGGCTATTAGACGATAATTTTGATAGAAATTTTTCTTTAGCCGAAGTTCCTACAGAGATTATGCCCATTGTTGTAGATTTTCTTTTTCGTTTTCCAATGGATGATTCTGGTGATGAACCTTATGGAGATGAATTAGTATATCTTTTAGTACAGATTTGTCAGGAGGAGATTGGAAAAATGTTCAATGTTGTTTCTGAGGATAAAACAGAATACATATGTTGTTATTTGGAATCAGAGAATATGTGGGAAGAATCGAGTACCAACGAAAGTTTCAATTGCATCAAGATACGTTTACAGTTCCCGTTTTGTCATGTAAATGCAGAATTACAAGAAACACGTCTGCGTCCTAATATTATTCAACGGTTGAATATATGCAATGCTCAAAATCTATTTCCAAGTCCACCAAAAGGTACTTGGGATGATATTGTATGTCGAAATGTTACAACTTCTCCTTTGACAATGTACGGAAGTTCTGAATTTGAATTCCAACCTAAACTTCATCTCAATCATATCTGGCCTTTGATTACTTTGGAACAATTCAATGCTTTTTCAGATGATGACTTGTTTGATATTGAGGAGTTGGATTGGAAATATTTATTTAATACACAAAATCACGTTCACGATCAAAAACGGTTGATTAACAGAAATATATTTCTAGATAGTGATGACACAGAATATTGGTTGCCATTTTATCTTTCTATAGGTTATTGGACACGAACTACATCGCCCAAAATCTCTACCCCGACTCGATCAATAAGAAAAAGGAGCAGAATCTCTCCAGAAGGGCATTCCCCTCGTGGGTCCCCCACTAATTATGAAGGATATTCTCCGTCTTCTGAACTTGAAGGAGATCCAATTCGTATTTGTGAGAATTTGTTACCACTTTTAAATGAGAAGCGCTTTATAGCCATTAATTCTTGGGAAGAAATTGGTGGGTCACTTTACCATAGTTCAGGAGGTAGAAGTTATGGATTGAATCTGCTTAGAAAATACACCAAAAAACATTGTCCAGAACGTTTGACAAAGATAAAGGATTTTTATCGTACTTGCAGTGAATCTCGAACAACGATAAAAACTATTGCTTGGTATGCCAGAGAAGATAATCCTGAAGGTTATGAAGATTGGCATAAGGCTTGGTGTTTGAAAAGCATGGAAGAAGCGCTATCATGTTTAGATAATGATATTGCAAAGTGTTTTTACAAGTTTTATTGGTTAGATTATTTGTGTACATATACTGGAAGTAGTATTAGATGGTGGAGATTCAAAAATCATAAATGGCACGATATTAACAAAGGAATACGTCTCAAAGGGCGTATTAGCAGGGATTTTGTACGACAATTTGAGAAGATGCGCATTAGTTTGTGTCATCAAATTCAAGAATCTAATGATGAACATTTTCGATCTAAGGGAGAGGTAAATCTAAAGAAGATAGCTGCTCTTATTCGTAGGCTCAAATCTACAGCACCAAAAGGAAAAATTATGGTAGAAGCTATTGAATTTTTCCTTCATGACGACTTTGAAAAATGGATTGACGATAATGATAATTTGACTGGTGTTAAAAATGGAGTTATAGAAATATCAGGAAAGGAATGTATTTTCAGAAATGGAAAACCTGAAGATTTCATTACTAAAACCACTTTAGTGGGATATGATCCCAGTTTTACCTTTGATCATCCATTAGTTGAAGAATGCTTGGAATGGATTAATCAAGTTTTTCCAGATAAAGCATTGGCTCATCACTTCCTCAAGTATTGTGCTAGCTTTCTCAAGAGTGGAAATCGTGAAAAGTTTTTGGTAATCTTTACAGGGGAAGGAGATAATTCAAAAAGTATGATATGTAAACTGTTTGGTTTATTTGGTGGTTATTGCGTTAGAATTCCTGTTAGCTGTATTACTCAAGGAAGACAGCGTAGTAGTGGACCCAATCCTGAATTGGCAAGAGCTAAATCAGCTAAAATAGCTATTATGCAAGAACCTGAAGACGAAGATGTTCTTAAAGGTGGTATAGTTAAAGACGCAACTGGGGGTGAACCTTTCTTTGCTCGTTTCTTGAATGATAATGGTGGAGAGATTAAAAATACTTTTAAACTGATTCTGATGTGTAACAAAATCCCTTGCTTTACCAACCCTGGAAAGGCATTAAAGAATCGTGTTCGTATATTTCCTTTTCTGAGTACATGGGTGGATGAAGCTCCTCTCGATCCCAAAGAACAAAGAAAACAAAGATTGTTCCAGAAAGATGGACACTTTGAAGATCGAATTAAATATCTCATGCCTGCATTTTTATGGATTTTAAAGGAATACTACCCCATTTATGCCACAGAAAAACTTACTGACCCTAAAATTATCAAGGAACACACTGATCAATATTGGAAAGACAATGACGTCTATGAACAGTGGATTAACGATAGAATTTGTGGAGCTAAAACAGAAACTGGCGAACCTGATGAAAGAGCAAGTCTCACTCTCACTCAAATGTATAATGATTTTAAACAATTCTTCCATGAGAATTATCCCAGCACTATCGTTCCTGATCGTAAAATATTCAAAGACAATATATCTATTGAAAGTAGACTTGGTCGTCTCAAGGGCACAGCATGGCATGGAATAAGATTCCAGCAAAGTATTGTAAATATGTCATCCATCCCATCTATGCCCATGGTTCCACCAACTGGATCCAGCAGTGGATCAGGAACTCTAGGATTGTAATAAATGCAAAATATATATATATATATATATTATTATTATATACATTATACAATGTACATATTATCTCGACTGCTATTTAACAAACGAAAAAGTAGAAGAAAAAGAGAAATTCCCTTTGCTTTTGAGTATCTTTTTCTTTTTCAAGAAACGTGCTATTTCATAATTAATCTTTTCTTTATTGATGCTTTCTTCATCCGACCATACCTTGAGTAAAACTAAAAGCATAATAGCCGAATTGACACAACAATGAGACGTTTTTAGATCTACTCTTGGATCATCCAACTGTTTTTCTAATGAAACAACACGTTTAAAAACTATTTTATGGAAAGAAGGAACTTTGTTTTCAGGTCTGATATCTTTACGCATGGTAGAAATAGCTGAATATATTTGACTATAACGCTGAATGGCTCTATTAATGACTTCAACTAATTTACGTGATGGTTTCAGTTTTTTATCGTTTAGTTTTACTGTGATAATATCCATGAGATCTTTAAGCATATTTAAAATAAGAAAATATAGATATACAACTTCTGTAATGTCAGAAGAATGAAAGGCGATCTGATATACTTCTTCTATTCCATAGAATCTTTCATATATGTTTCTCACTTTAAAATAACTTGATGATTGTTTTGGACTTGAAGAGGGTGAGAAATGTCGTGGGGAAAAAGTTATCGTATCTGAAGTATTATATATACAAGAATCAGTGTTGGAAGTTGAATTAATCTCTATGGGTTTTGTTCGAGGGGGCATAGAAAAAGATCTCTCTCTATGTTTTGAAGAATGATCTACAAGAAATGGATTAGTTATCAGTTCCTCAATGGTCAGTCTTCCTTCTTCCTTTTTCCTTAAAAGACCCATCAAAAGTAATTTACAATTTTTACTCAGATAAGCAGGTATTTTGATCTTGAGTTTCTGCATATTTTGGACCAATTCTAAATGACTTTTAGCAGGTACTGGCTGTAAATCAGTAACCATTTCATAAAATATTACTCCTAAAGACCATAAATCTGCTTTAGAGGAATATGGGCGACGGTTTAACAATTCAGGTGCCATATAAAGTGGGGAACCACATATAGTCTCAGATAAGATATCAGGTTTGGTCTCCTTAGCAAATCCAAAATCAGCAATTTTTAACGTATACCTTTTAGACAAAGTTGTATTATTGTCATCTTTTAAAAGTATGTTTTGAGGTTTGAGATCTCTATGTATTATATTGTTTTTCGATAAATATGACATTCCTTCAACAATTTGTTGAAGATAAAAACGAGCTTCATCTTCAGGAAGAGCACCCCTTCTCTTCAAAAGCCGAGCCAAGTCCCCTCCATCACAAAACTCAAAAATAAGATAAACTTTATCATCTTCTTGGAAAAACTCTAGCATTTTAACTAAATTGGGGTGATCCGTTTCTTGGGCAATACTAATCTCTATCTTTAGTCTGGATAATAGTTTATCTTTTTTCTGTGGTTCTCTACTCGTAAGCTGGAACAAATCAACCACTTTTATAGCAACAGGATCTCCAGTCACTATATCAACGCCTTTATAAACATTCGAGTACGACCCTGACCCTATTCGTTTTCCGTTTGAGTGATACTTTCCAATCTTAAAAGCTTTCTTCATTCCCTTTTAAAGAGATTATCAGAATCCTTTTTCTGATAATCCTATTTGTTATAGAAGACATCAGTTTCTATAGTGAAATTTTATGACCAGTTGATCATAATTCAAAAATGGTTATGAAAAGACTATGGATAATAGTTATTTTTTTGATAACTACAGTTTTAACAGTTCTTGTTAAAAATAATGCTCAAGTTTGGCCACCCACTCTATTGGCTTATAGATTTGCAACAGAGGAAGAATATATATGCTCTGAGAATATTAGAGACTATTACTTGATAGGAGTAGGACAAAATATATCTATTAATTTTACAAGATTCTGTCTTTCTAATAGTCCCATAGGTTTCGTTTGGACATATCCTCAATTATTTAACTCATCTTCTTTACTTTCCATAATTTTGGAAGCTAAAATAGATCATAGACAACTAATTTTGTGGTATAATAAATCTAAAAATATACCTATACACTTGATTCCTCAAAGTAGAATATTGATAAAGAAAATAAGGTAAAATAAATCTTACTCGATATGTTGAACGTTGAATAATTATAAATTCCTTCTTATAATAAATATTTCTTCATGAATTCCAATGTAATGCAAAGTTATGAAAATCTTTTTGGAAAAAAATCCAAAAAATGTATTCCAGATAAGGCAATAAAAAATCACGATGATACAAGAAAGACCCCAAACTTTCAACAATTATTGAGATCTCAAGCCGTTGGAACAGGGAGTTCTACATCTTGCCCAACTGGACCTACTGGATGCTCTATTGACCCGTATTTCCATTTTCCAAATTTAGACCGTGACACTTCTGATTGTTTATACATTCCTACATTTACCGATGTCCCCATAACTATTTCTATGCTTACCTATTTCTTTGACGCTTTCTTTAAGGAGGTGCCTTTTCAAGAAGTCCAAAACACCATCAATCAAGAATCAAAGGAAATAGTTAATGATATTGTCTATGGAAATATATATTTCAACTATATACCCCTTACCGTGCTTCTATTAGTAATTATTTGGGTTTTTATCATTCATGGGACTATTAATTGGGAAACAGGTGTCTTTTTGACTGCTGTTATCATTACAGTGTTGTGGCTAGGATTTCTGTTATTTGATACTTATACCCGAGGAATCACTGATGATATATTCACAAGAATCTACGATGAAGTAAAAAATAACTTCCAAGCCAAAAACGAAGCTATCATTTGCAATATCCTCAAAGGTTATTATGCAGGTATTAATCATATGATTCTTCCTGAAGCAGCACTCTATTCTTCACCAACAGGAAATAATGCAGGCCCTTGCGATTGTTTCGATACAGGCATCAAGATCCCAGATATGGACGAAACTATCAAAATTCCACACCCCGCAATTATAATCAATGATCAAATTAGAATAGGAGGCAGTGAAAGATATAATGGTATAAATAACAATGACACGTTGCTCCCTCTAATAGACAAAGCATGTCCTTGTATAAGTGACATTGAGGGATTTACTTTGGATGGAATATCATCAGAAAAGAAATCCGAATTAATAGATTGTATACTTGATACATTGCCTAAAGATTTATTAGAGCAAAATCCATTGTTCCCATGTAAATCCAGGATTGAATGTGTAGCTGCAAATTGCCTCGTTTTTCCAGATAGAAGTCCTGCTCTTTGCAAAACAGTTGGTAAGATAGCAGCATGCATTGAGACTTAGTGGATAAAAAATGTTTAAATATTGGTATCATTTCTAACAAAAGTTAAAGATGATTAAAAATTTAGGAACATTAATATTGTTTGGACTATGCTTGGTTCAAGGGATTAACTCTTGGCTGATCATTGAATCTGAAGGAAATGGTCTTCAACCATGGAAAATTTCAACTCCAAACCAATTATGTAAAACCAAATGGTTCCCTGAAGATTGGAAACTCTATCAAAGTAAAAATTGGAAAAGTAGTTATTCAAATAAGTTTGGCGGTTACCACGTTCAAACTATGAATGTCAAAGGAACACCTTTTCCTTATTATCGATACGACATCACTTTCACTAATATCTCTGTAGATTTTCTTTATCGCATCGAAGCCCCAGAATACCCTATCAGAGTAAAGAATTGGATTCCACAACTTATTTCTGGTAAAATAGTAGAATGTAAACATCCTGATAAAGAACAATGTCCACAATGGATGTCCTTCTCTTTTTCACCTACCCCCTTTAAAAACCGTGATGTGTGTCAAGTATATTGTCCTATCAATAGAACGATACCAGATGGAAAAATGATTCAAGTTGCTTTTAGAACTGTCCCTTTTGAAAATTGTCAATCGGCAACCAATAAAACATTGATTCACATGGGAGAACATATAGCTAAATTCTTTAAGATAGAAGAAGATCAAATACATTACACTTATATAGGAATGGAAAATCCAAATGGTAATTTTCCTGTTTGGTTTATGAAAGCTGCCTATCCTTGGGCTTACAAGTCCCATATTGCTAATTTCATAGATTATGTGAGCAATCATGGTGGTGTAGTAGTCAAAACTTAAAAAAAAGAAAGATATATTATTATAATTATGATAATATATAATGACCATTAAAGTTGATGTTGAAGAAACAAATCACTGAACAACTATCTTTTTCTTAACTTGATGTTGGAAGACACAAATCACTGAACAACTATCTTTTTCTTCAACTTGATCTTGGAGAAACAAATCACTGAACAATTATCTTTTTCTTCAACTTGATGTTGGAGAAAACAAATCACCGAACAATTATCTTTTTCATAACTTGATGTTGGAGAAAACAAATTACTGAACAACTATCTTTTTCTTCAACTTGATGTTGGAGAAAACAAATCACCGAACAATTATCTTTTTCATAAACTTGATGTTGGAAGAAACAAATCACTGAACAATTATCTTTTTCTTCAACTTGATGTTGGAGAAAACAAATCACCGAACAATTATCTTTTTCTTCAACTTGATGTTGGAAGAAACAAATCACCGAACAATTATCTTTTTCATAAACTTGATGTTGGAAGAAACAAATCACTGAACAATTATCTTTCTTCAACTTGATGTTGGAGAAAACAAATCACCGAACAATTATCTTTTTCATAAACTTGATGTTGGAGAAAACAAATCACCGAACAATTATCTTTTTCATAAACTTGATGTTGGAGAAAACAAATCACCGAACAATTATCTTTTTCATAAACTTGATGTTGGAAGAAACAAATCACCGAACAATTATCTTTTTC